TCCCTCTCTCAACTGTTCAACCTTATTATCTCATATCGTCAAACCTTTGTCAAGTCTTTTCTGAAAGAAAAATTACCAGCCGTTAACATCCATGCTGGTGAGGGGAAAATGGTGGAGGATAGCGGACTTGAACCGCTAACTCTGCCGTGCAAGGGCAGTGTGTTCCCAATTATACCAATCCCCCCATTCTGGTGCCCCGACTAGGAATCGAACCTAGAACGACGGCTTAGAAGGCCGATGTTATATCCATTTAACTATCGGGGCTTATACTTATATTATACAATATAAGCCCCAATTGTCAAGTAAAATATTTAGTTGAGATTATTGACAATCTTCTGAACAATGATTGTCAGGAGAGCATTCGCAAGGATCACAGGTACAATTATCACATTCACACTTTGGATTTTTACAGATAAACACAAACACCTCCTTTCTTTTCTTAGATTTGAAAAGCGGGAGTTTCCCCCCGCACATATTTATCAATTAAAATTTTGAAACTTTCATGAAGTATATAGTTGGAAATAGAAATTTCCTAAATAAAAAAGAAATCGGTCAACGATGGAAAGGATAAATTGACGAGTCTCATAGACCCTCAAGATTTTACTAATGTTACCCACCAACTCCGTTCCTTCTTTTTAGAGAAGAATTTTCTAGAAGTTCACACCCAAAACAGATTATCAATTTTAGCAGCATGTGAAGACCCAACCACGGTCGCTACCTATGAATATGCTGATGAGACTTGGCCTCTTCCTCAAACTGGTCAAATGTGGTTAGAGTACGAACTACTCACCAAACCAGACTTATCTGGCTGTTTTTGTGTATCAACTTCCTACAGAGAAGAACCAGACCCAATAGAAGGAAGACACGAATTAATCTTCCCAATGTTTGAATTTGAAGCTCCAGGCGAATTTGATGATTTACTTCAATTAGAAAGTGAATTATGTAAATACCTTGGATTTGAATGTAAACATGGAAAAGCACCAATGGAACAGGATTTTCCAACTGTTGATTTTCCAGGCGGACAATACTTGAGTCTGTGCGGTAAGTACACGGCACCCGATAACCTACTTACCGCTAAACATGAATCGGATATGTATAATGAATATGGAGATGTTTTCTTCCTTACCCACTTTCCCTATAATACCTCACCATTTTGGAATATGAAAAAGTCACCCAAGAAGAATTCTATGGGAGGCGATAATGCATTAAAATGCGATGTGATTATGGGTGGCCAAGAAACTATTGGGAGTGCAGAAAGAGAGACAAATACAAATGAAATGCATCATCAATTTCATACAATATCTGATGGAGAGTATAGTAAGCTTTTATATGACAAATTTGGATATGATAGAGTTGAAAAGGAACTAGACGAATTTCTGAGTCACAAATTCTTTCCGCGATTCGGTGGGGGCATTGGTGTGACCAGACTAATTAGTGCAATGAAAAAGGCAAGTCTATTATGACTCAAGAAGAATTCAATCAAGATTTCTATTCTGAGTATGGATTTTTAAGTTGTTTTGAATGCGATGAAACTTTTACTAATATTGAAGAATTAAAAGAACATGAAGAGCAACACTTGATAGATGAACAAGTAGTGGCAATTTGAAAGTCTAATTCTGCGGCGGCGAAATCGGTAAACGCACTCTGTTGTTTGCAGTTATAATTTGAAGGTTCGACTCCTTCCCGCAGAGCCAGACTTTTATAGTGTAATATTTATGGTTCTTTATACCAAGTTCCATTTTCTCGTTGTTTCATTTTTCTCCAATGTTTGCCTGGATAAAATGAGTCTAAATGACAATCTTCGTGAGTTAGACATTTTATAAATGGTTCACACCTCATCATGTGAGTATTTGCTATTTCTTTATCAACCAAATCACGGTAAACCCCCCAGCCCTCAGAAATTGGGTTGGGTTGTTTTACCTTAGCCATTTATCGTTTCTTCCTTAATTTTTTCATATTACCCCCTCCGAGTTAAAGTTAAACGGGAGCGTTCCACCATTGCTCATGCGGAAAGTGCACCCAAATGTTTTCAGAATCTTTAGCCATTTCTAATGCGTAATAATCTGGTTCTGTTTCACATTCGTTATTCCAGATTAGCGAGCAGAATCTAACATCAACGGGCAACTCCATAGGCTGATTCAATCTCGGCCCTTTGATATAGGATTTTATTTTTTCAAAGGTTTTACCAGAATCACAAATATCATCTACAACAAGAACTCGTTCATCTGTGGGCCGTGGCAAATAATCTTCCCATTCAGGAAAATCTCGCAATGCCGCCTTAACTGGTTTAAAAGGTTTCTTAAACCAATGACTCATCATTACGCCAGGAACTAAACCACCTCTAGATATTCCAACTATAACTTGCGGGTCAAATTTATCAAGAACAATCTCTCTACATAAAACATTCACATCCCGCCTCATTTCCTCCCATGTATACCATTTTATTTTACTCATTATGTGCCCCATCTAGTATGTGATACATCAACTTTTGATTCTGGATATTTCTTTTCCAAAAAATCCTCTATCTCTTTCTCAAAATCTGAATCTGGCTCGTTGGTTTTTCTCATCCAATCATATCTGGTTGTGAATTGAATCCAACATTCCTCTTTGGACAATTCATTGCAATAAACAGCCAATACCTCATAGTCAGGATAAATCCTTTCTATAATATCTTTCTCAATCGGAAAAACCCAAGCCTCTATTATCTTCTCTGACATCACATCCATGTCTTCTGTCAAATCATCAAAGTCACTTGAAGGACATGGTTCAAAATGAATGTTTATATCTATCAAATCATTTTCATTTTCTTCATAATCTAATTCTTCTTCATTCATGAAAATACCTCATTAAGTTGGCGATTCACTCTTACAAAAGTTGTGCACTTTGGTAAATCCTTTATAGTTTTAGCTCCCGCATACGTACAAGAACTTCTTAATCCCCCAAGAATTTCTTCTATAGTATTTTTAACTGGGCCCTTATATGAAACTTGAACTTTCTTTCCTTCAGCTGCTCTATGAGCCTGTTTCTCCCCATAATATTTGACTTGGGCTTCATCAGAAGACATTCCATAAAATTCCATCTTTTGAGCAAACATGGTTCCTCCAATATGGTTTCCCAAAATTTTACCTTCACATTCAGTGTGTCCCGCCAACATGCCACCTAGCATTACAAAGTCGGCACCACCCCCAAAGCTCTTTGCTATATCCCCCACTACTGTGCAACCTCCGTCTGTGATGATATGACCTCCGAGCCCGTGTGCCGCATCCGCACACTCTATGGTCGCTGAGAGTTGTGGATAACCCACTCCTGTCATCTTCCGTGTCGTACATACTGAGCCAGGGCCTATCCCAATTTTTACAATATCTGCTCCCGCCAGTATTATCTGTTCCGTTGCTTCTGGTGTGCATACATTCCCCGCTATGATTATTTTATCTTTGGTTGCCTCATGTTTTCTCATCAATGCAACATAATCATTAAATCTTTCTGTATATCCATTCGCCACATCAAGACAAATCCATGGCGCCTCAGGAGAATCATAAGACAAGTTATCTAAGTTTTGGTCTAATCCGATTGTTCTTATTATGTTCTTGTTCCATCCCCACTCAGTAGATTTGACAAATTTACACAATGCCGTAAGCATAGGATACTCCATAAGAGCATGAGCCATGGCATTAGTTCCTGTGTGATCCATATTGGCTGCAATTATAGGAATCCCTTCCCATGAAAGTTTGGAATGTCTGAACTTGAATTTTCTTGTAAGAATTGCTTGTTTTCGTGAGATCAGAGTTGATCTTTTGGGTTGAATTAATACATCGCTAAAATCGAGCTTTACCTCTTCAATTATTCTCATTGTGTCCTTCCGACTTAAATGAGTAATGGTATAGTAAACATAAGTAATGAATACACTTCAGAAGATCTTTAGGATTCTTCCCATCCTTTTTCCCAAAACGAAAGAGGTACTTCATCGCAGCACCTCTGGTGAATGCTTCAGATATCCCCATCTGCTCAAAGACATCTTGGATTTGTATGTTTTGGTCGCCACCCGCGTAATGTTGACCATAAGTACCTTTAATGTACTCTTTGACTTCATCTAATATCATATCTTCATTATATTTAAAAAGCAACTTCCTTGCTTCTTTGTCACTTGTCATAATTCCTCAAAATAGTGGTTTATATTCCTTTATCTTTAACCCATCTTTATAAATCTCACATGGAATATTTTCTTCACAATGTTCTATATATTTTTTCTCTGCACTTTTTATATCATAGTAAATATTATTTCCTTTGCTAGTTTCTACTTGAAATAACGGTAACTGTACAGTATAGGCCATGGGGGTTCCTTCTGAAAAAGTTACAATTTAAATTAAAAAACTATTTAGGAAAAAGAGGTGCTAAATTCACAGCCCGCCTCCCCTCAAAAATTACGAGGTTTGCTCCTTTACGCTGTGTCTCTAAGCAGATGACGAATCCTGCCGTGGCTCCTATGAAGAGGTAGTCAACCTAATGACAGAGCTCACAACACCTCTATTGCCTGTTCTATATTAGCTTTAAATTCCGAAATGGCACCCTCAGAATCTCTGCGGACACCAACTGCCTTATCATCAATCCAAATATCATAAAATGGTTTGAATACAGCAACATCATTATATTTCACTCCCCAAGAGTCAAGTTGTTCTCTAGTCTCTTGGAGATGGTCTATAGCATTCCAACAACCTCTAGCCGTCCAATAATGAATGAAATGTCCATCATCATGAAGTGAATTTAGATACTCAATTCTTTTCGGGAAAGGAACTGTCTTCTTATATCCATAAGCATCATTGGCATCGCCGGGGTCACCTTCCTGTTTACAGATGGTTCCATCAATGTCAACCATGATAATCTTCTTTCCCATTTCATGAGATTTCTGAGCAATCATAGCCCGATGCATTATTTCATTTTTGAAATGACCACCTAACTCAGCTTCAAGTTTTTGTTGTTGTTCTCTATTATCTTTTTCAAGATCTAACTCGCTATCTGCCATTCTAATTCCTCATCTAATTCATCAAAATCATCATCTTGATCATCTTGAATAGTTTTTGCGTCAAAACTTCTGAGCATATTTTTCATCTGCCCCCTTTGACGTTTGTTGTTTAATCGTTTTTGTTTCCTGCCAGAACCGAATTTCTCAATCTGTTCTTCCATTTCGTCTGCCCTTTCTTAGTAATTTTTTTTGTTTTCTCCTAGCAGACTGCAAGAAAACTCTACTCACCCGATCTAAAAATGTTTGACCATTCATATGATCCATTTCATGGTGGAAGATTCTTGCAGCTAAACCCTCAAAGTGTACATCTACAGCATCTCCGTCAGCGTTCTGATATTTTGCCCATATCTCTCTAGGCCTTTTTATATTCAGATACAATTCTGGAAAACTTAAACAACCTTCCTTCATTATTTCTGTTTCATCTGATTCCTTTAAAATTTGTGGATTGAAACACACTATTGCATTGTCAGAGTCATCAATTCTCATAGTAAAAACCTTTACAGGCATTCCTAATTGATTTGCAGATAAACCTAGTCCGCGATGAGCGACCATATTCTCCAACATAATAATATGCAATTGTTTTGCATCAGCTTGTGGGGGGTCGAACACCCAAGGAAGAGGTTCTTTGTATAATATTGGACTTGTTTCGTGAAGTAATTGTGCTACTCTCAGATCTAGTTCATTTGAAGATGGTTCTTCTTCATAGGGGTTTATTATAATATCTGACATTATACTATTCTTGAAAAATTCTTATGTTTCTCGAATTTTATGGTTTTATCAAATTTATCATATAATATTTCACCTTTATGGCTAATTACAAAAGTATTAACATTGCCAGTTAAGTCATATATTATTTTAAGAAACTCATCGGTTCCTGAAGTGTCCAAAGAAGAATCAAACACCTCATCCAAAATAAGTAGATTGGTATTTACACTATTTTTGAGTTTAGCTACAGCTCTCCATGTGAAAAGAAGAGCGAGGTCAATTCGCATCTTCTCCCCCTCACTAAATGAATCATAAGTAAATTCATCGCGATGTCTTGATTTTATGGTTTCACTAAAACTCTCATCAAGCTCAAAGGATACATAAAAATCCATCTTTCCAAGATGAACATTAATATATTTGTTTATGATAGGCAAATACTGCTTAATTATCTTAGCTTTGATTCCCCCATCTTTAAGAAGGGTTGCCGCTATATCATATAGATATTTTTGCTTTGACAGTTTTTCCTTCTCATTATTATATATACGAATATCTTCTTTATTCTCTTCAAGGTCTTTTTTGGTCTGGTCAATGTCATCTTCCATATTAGAGATTTCTTCATTCTGAGTAGAAACCTTTTCAATGTATTGCATACATGCCTCTATAGAAGCATTAATCTTTATTTGTTCTCTTAAATTTCCATCATATTCTTCAGATACCTTGTCAATTTCTGATATTCGCTTCTTTTGAATTTTTAATTTTCCGCCCAGCTGAATTAAACCACTGCTCAACTCATGCATCTTACCATGAAACTTACTCACCATATTATCGCGATGGTCTTCTGGAATTTCCTGCTCACAGGTATCACAATGCGAGTTCTTCTCGTAGAACTCCATATCCTCTTCACATTTGTTTATGCGCGTTTCAATGCCTTTCTGGTAATCAAGTAACGTATCAATTTCCCCTCTGACTGCTTTTTCATCCGAGATTGAATCATTGAGCGTTCTATTCTTCTCAAGAATTTTATTAACTGATTTTCTATACTCTTCAAGTGTCTGTTCATGTTTCTCTATATCTTTTTTATTTTTTTCAATTTGGGAAGATTTGCTATCTTTAAGCTTTTCAATCAAAAACTCTAAATGCTCTTTCTCCCCCTTGGCTAATCCAAAGGCAATATCTACCGTTCCCGTGTCATCTTTATTTTGAGCTACTCTTGTTTTGAGTAACTGGTTCATGACAGAGAAGATTTCTATATCCAGAAGGTCTTCTATAATAGCTCTACGGTCGCTAGTCTTCAACTGCATAAAGGGTATAAATGAAGAACTACCTAAAATTACAATCTGCGTAAATGATTTATAATTCAGCTTTAGGATAGATTTTTCAAGTAACTCTTGATAATCTCTAACCGAAGCATCTTGATCCATGAGATTGCCATTTTGGTAAATCTCAAAGAAATTCTTGCTAATGCCTCTCTTAACAATATAATCTTTAGACCCAATACTGAATTCAATCTCTACTACCGTTCCGCCACCATTAACTGAATTTACTAATTGATACTTCCCAATATTCCGAAATGGTTTCCCAAAAAGTCCGAATGTTAAGGCATCTAAAATAGTAGATTTGCCCGCACCATTATCCCCAATTATAAGAGTGGATTTGGTTGTATCTAAATGTACCTCAGTAAATGCATTTCCTGTACTTAAAAAGTTTTTCCAGCGAATTATCTTAAAATGTATCAATTACCCTCATTCAATAATTGTGGTTTAGTCTCATGTTCAAATGTATATTCCAAATCTTTTAAAGAGTTCTTCAATATGATATTGACCATCTTATTGATAGTAATATCTCTCGTATGTGCTGCATGGGCAATTCTTACAAAATCCTTATCTGGAATTTCTACATCAATTGCTGTCCAAGGTTCTTCATCTTTACCAATTTCAACCGATTTTGGCCATTCCCCTGTCAATTTCTTTTCTACCTTTTCCTTTTCTTTTCTTTTAAGCTCATCCATATCATAATTGGTCATACAGTCTCCACCGTTAGTGATTCAGTATATAATGATTTCATTAAACTGTCAAGTTCCTTTTTCTGGTCAATCTCCATTGACTGAACATATTTTGAAAGTATTGTCATAGTATCCTCCGCTTCGTCAATGTTTTCTAATTCTTCCATATCCTCAAGGTCAAAATTCTCAACTACAGAAATATCGGCTACATTAGCTTTATAAAACTTATCCATCAAAGTATCAAACCAAAATGGATTCTTTCTTTCTACAATAACTATCTTAACATAGCATCCCTCATACTTGGAATAGTCTTCTTCTTGAATTTTCTCTAAGGACAACCAATCGCTTGTTTCATCATAATAATACTTATGAAAAATCTCATAAGGATTTTGAATAAATTCTAGCTCTCTTGTATCTGTATCAAATATATGAAATCCTCTGGGGTCTTTGTAATCACTCCATGTTATCTGATATGGCGTTCCAAGATAATAGATAGTTCCATTATCAGACTTGTGGTGAAAATGACCACTAAATGCCATATCAAACTTATCAAATACTGAAGATGGTAAACCCTCAAAACTTTTCTGTCCGGCATGCATTTCAAAACCTGCAACCTGTAAATGTCCAAATAAAACCTGAGCTTCAGTCTTAGCTAATGCATCTAATGATTCTTGTTCATTCTCTGGACATATCCAAGGTTGCATAAAACATTTTAATCCATCTAATTCAATCTCTTCAGGAGTATCATATACTTTGATAAATCCACCACCATCTCCCTCGCCACCAGACCTCATCATCCTAAGACAATCCATACTATTTACTTCATTTGTATTCTTGAAAAATGTATCATGATTTCCAATAACCATGTGAAGATTTATGTATCGTTCCCAGCACTGATCAAAGAAATTATGTCTCATCTGATACAGAGTTTTATAGTTGATGAACTTGCGTCTGTCAACTATATCGCCCATGTGTATTACCGTAGTAATACCCCTTTCCAGAAGCTCAGGAAAAAATATGTCATTGTAGAATTTTGTAAAGTATTCCGTAAACACCTGAGAATCATTGCGAGCTCCCCAGTGGCTATCGGTGATTATTGCTATTTTCATATTCCCATAAACATTTCAATGGTTGAGGATTTCTTTTTAGCAGTTACCTTTTTCTTCTTTTTTGCATCTTCAAAATTAGATATAAAATCATACATATTTGCTTTTTGATCATTAGTCATAGTTTCATACACATAATTTTGAGTATCATCAGCTGAGATTTCCACATTGTCTCCTAAAGAGGCACGACTATCCATAGTTTTATATTTGATATATAGTTGTTTCTTCTCTTTCTGTATTCGTCTAACAAAGGCATAGTATATAATTTGTGTAAAGTATGCAAATGGATTCTTAGATTTCTCTGGATTGAAATTATTCATATATTGGACACAATTTTCTATACCATCCGAAATCATATCATCTCTAAAAGCATAATTTATAAAATTAGGCCTAAAGGAAAGTCTATTAGCAATTTTCATGAAGCATTCACCTATGTACTCAGGACATGGTGGAGATTCTTCATTATTCTCTTTAGCTTGAATTCTTTCTCTTTGATATTCCGAAATCTCCTCAAGAAATCTCTGATTGTCTACATAATGTGCTGCCATAGGTTCTCCTTTCATTTACAGTACTTATATTATACCATAAAATCAACTCATGTCAAGACTTGACAAATCCCCAGCATAGTGTTATAATTGTAGTGTTAAACGGAAAAGGGGCGGTGCTACTGCTTAAGCTGAATCATGTATTTGGATACAGGAAATTTCTCCTCTTGGTATATTTTCATTCTTTCTTCAAAATGCTGTATTGTGTAATTCTTTTTTTCTTTATATTTTAAATCATCCGCAATATCATACAATGTAGCCTTTTCTTTCTGGTTTGCTTTTCGTAAAGCTCTACCTATTGATTGTAAATTTCTAATGCGAGACTTAGAAGGACTAGCGAAAATGATGTTATGAAGATTCCTAATATTGACGCCGGTACTGAATACGCCATAGCTGGCGACAATAATTGAATCGGTTTCTTTTTCGACAATGCCTCTGATTTGCTCTCTTGTATCGGCATCAGTTCCTCCGTATACAAAAAAGATTGTTCTATTGTTAGCATTTTGCTCCTTTATCATATCGTATAGTAACCGTCCATGTTTTTCTACAAAACGAAAAAGCAAGAGAGTATTCCTCTCCATGCTTAAAGATAAATTAACTATGTACTTATTTCTTGCCTCTGATGAAATTAAATATTCTAATTCTTCTTGATAATTGATATCCCTTAAAGTATGGCATATAGAATCTGGATGTTTTAAAATTAGTGCCTTAATAGAAAATGGAGATAGATGCTTATCATCTATAAGTTTCTTTGTTGAGGTGACCCTATAGACCTTCCCAAATAGACCCTCTAATACTAATTTATGAGTTTGAGTTCCATCCAGAGTTCCAGTTGTTCCTATTCTATATTTTGCGTTGACACACTTGGTCATTATTGCAGTGAGAGATTTGGATTTGAAGCCATGAGCTTCATCGCCAATCACAAGTTCATACTGTTCAAAATACTGTTGCGGCATTTTGTAAATTGACTGCCATGTAGAAATGACTACAGGTAATTCTGATCCCTTGTCTCTTCCAGCAAACACGGTGTGACAATTATTTGCTACATCCCATCCGTACTCTCTAAAATCGTTATACATCTGTGAAACTAAAGATGTAGTTGGCACGAGAATGAGAGTTTTCAGTTTTAAATATCTTACTAATATGTATATGACTAGAGATTTGCCTGATGCTGTAGGTGATAATAATAGTGCCCTATGATTAGAAAGAGCATAATTTACAGCATCTATTTGGTATTCTCTAGGCACAACTGGAAGTTTTAGGTCTAATTTATACCTGACCTGTTCAGTTTTAAAATCATGATGAAATTTAGCTTTATAGTTTCTGAGATAAAGGAATTTACAAAGATGTTCAAACAGACCATAATAAAGCAGATGGTTCATGACATTGAATAGCCTAATCTTGCCATCCCATAACCTTTTTCTGAACGCTGGGACAAAGGTGTGCCCAGGCACCAGAAAGGTAAAGTGATCTGAGATCTCCTGAGAAATGTCTCTTGGAGCATCGACTCTTATGTAGACCTCGTTCACTTTGGATATTTCTACATCATACGATACCACTCTTAAATTTTATCCAATCTATGGCGCTCTTGATCTGAAAGCCCCGATTATTAATCATTTTTATTATGGAATCAAGATAGTTTATCTTTTCCTGCATAACTGTGATATTTCTCTTAAGCTTAAAAATATCCTCATCAGAATCAAGATATGATCCCATTTCTGTTTTAAGAATTTTAGTCAAGAATGGTTCCCATCCCAAATTGTCTAGGTCTTCTTGAGCCATCCGGCCGGCATAATAATCAGTCTTGAGTCTGATTATCTTAGCTAATTCAAACTCTAATCCCTTGAGCCTAATTCTCTCATCAATATAAATTTTTAGATATTTGTCGTGAATTTGTGGAATTCTCGTAGATTCTGTTGCCAACTCTTCAATATCAATATCACGATCTCTATTCCAAAGTTCTTGAATCTCTTCAAGTTTCATTCATTCCCTAATTTTGTTGGCGAGTTCCCTCAAAAGATGATTCATTATTGAGTAAATTTTCTACTCTATAATTATCATATCTAAAAGAAACATTCGCAGTTACATAATCAATTTCAGTAGATGTGGAGTTAAATTCAATAGAAGATAAATTTAACGGCCACACCTCATTAAAATAAAAATTCAATTGAGCATTCATAGCACCAGTTAATACAGTTAAAACAGCGCTAGTCCTCTCAGCTCCCTCACTTTGTAATTTTGATAAAGCCTCTCTATCACCCATAGTTGGAACGCCAAGAGCTATAATCCAATCATAGATAGATAACCAGTTCTTCATATTTTCATCAATTACAAAACTTATAGTTAGTTCTTCAAAAGCAACTTCATCACCAGCCATATATCCAGTAGATGTGGGTGTAGGTAATTCAATCTGACCAATACTTATGCCTGGAATATTGGCAGATTGACAGAAATAATTTACTTCTGGAAATTTGGATAATTGAAATTTGAATCCTATTGGAGATAGGTAACTCAAATTTGAAGGTAATGCTTGTAATGCTGACATAGACTATTACCCCACTGCAGTTACAGTTGTAGCTGCTGTTCCAGATGGCTGTAATATTTCAGCAATCCACTGTTCAGCATCTCCACCTTCAATACAAGTCAACCGACAAAGTGTTCCAGCAGGAACATCGTTAGTAAATCTGATTACATCACCACCATCAACATCTACACCAGAAGTTCCAGCTGTATTCATGTACATAAAGATTTTATCACCACTAGTACCATTGGTTGAGATTTCAAGATTATTTGTATCAATAAACGCAAGTATAATCGCAATATCAACATAAAAACCTTCACAGCCTACAGGAACTGCTGGTAACTTAATGTCTAGGTCATAACTTTCAACTGGAGATCCAGCCTGTCCCGATACTTTAATGATTGCACCAGAATGTTCTAATGTTAACTCTATTGTTTGGTCATCAGCACCTGAAGTAGCTGTGGTAAGAGAATAAACTGGTCTACGTATTCCAAAACCACCTTTACCTGTTCCACCACTAAGTGTCCAATAACCATTATTAAAGGTAAGAGTTTGGTTGTCGTTAGTTGCCGTTGTAGCTGTAGAAAGTAAAAGGTGTGTAGAATTTGTAACTGCAGCGACAGTAGTTCCAGTTGCGATACCAGTTCCAGCTACATTCGCACCTGCCTTAACTGCAG